ATGTCTAATATTTTTAAAGATGGGGTTTATTTTATAGTTGGTAACCACGATATATTTGGCAAAATGTCAAACACTGTAAATTCCTTAAAATCTATAAAATGGATACCGGGTATAACAATATTAGAAGATCCACATACCTTAATTTTAGGGGATAAGAAATTCTTTATGATGCCATGGAGAAAAGATCATAAAGAAGAAGAGGAAACCCTAGATTTTGCAAAGCCCCACGATTATCTTTGTTGTCATGCAGACATTAGGGGATTAAGTTTTAGTAGATATGTAAAAATAGAAACTGGAACAGAAATTAAAAAATTCTCTAAATTCACTAGAGTTTATTCTGGACATATTCATTATGCACAGGAAGTAGGAAATATTAGAATGCTAGGATCCCCTTATGAACTAACAAGATCCGATATGGGGAATCCTAAAGGAATACTTCTTTTAGATTTGGAAAAAAACGAAGAGAAATTTTTCTCAAATGATTTTTCCCCGAGATTTAAAAAATATATTTTCGACCAGATACTAGAAAAAACTATAGATGAATTAGAATTAGAATTTAAAAATAATTTTATAGACATAATGATAGACCCTATTATGTCTTTAAAAGCTCCTTTAAGTATATTAACTGATTCTATACAAAGTCAAAGATCCGTAAATTTTCACCCTTACGATCCTAATCAAGCAAATAATTTAACCCAACAGATATTAGATACAGAGGGAAGAATATTTAATGTTATGGATTTCATAGATGAATACGTTAAAGGAATGGAAACCGATGATTTAACCAAAGCTAGGATCCTTTCAAGCTTACAGAAATTACATAATTTAGTTGCCGAGCAGGATCAAAACCCTATAAGATAATGAAAATATTGAAAATAGAATGGAAGAATTTTTCTTCTTATGGTAATAAAAAACAATCTCTATCTTTTACTGAAGCAAATGGGCTTTTTCAAATTATAGGAGAAAATGGAGCGGGTAAGTCTTCTATATCTCAGGTAATTACTTTTGGTCTCTATGGTAAAATAGAAGGTAAAAAATTATCTGATATACCAAATAGAATAAATGGACATGCTGAAGTTTGTATAGAATTTGAAGCTAATGGTAATATAATTAAGGTAGAAAGAGGGCTAGAGCCTTCTTACCTTAATCTTTCTTTAAATGGGGTTCTTTACGATCAGGCAGGTTCTAGAAATGTGCAAGATTATTTGACTGAGGATCTAATAGGCATCCCTTACTACGTGTTTAATAACACTATATCCCTTTCGATAAATGATTTTAAGTCTTTTATCAAAATGAGCCCACAGGACAAGAGAGCTATAGTAGACAAGATATTTGGATTCCAGATTCTTAATAGAATGAGGGATACATTAAAAGAAGAATCTAAGAAGATAAAGGATCGTCTTGATGTTATATCAGGAAATCTGGAATCTATGAATAATTCCATAACAAAATCCAATAAAGAAATGGATTCTCTTCTGACGGAAATAGAAGAGGAAGCAAAGCAAGAGATAAATAATCTCAATGAGGAATTAAATAAATTTAAAACCCTTCAAAGTATACACAGTAAACATATAGAGGATTTTAAAAAAGATGAATCTGATTTTTATACTATTCTTAAAGAATCGAATCAAACTTTAGTGGAAAATAAATCAGCATATCAAGATCTTTCTAGAAGACTTAAACTTTATGAGTTAGATAAATGTCCAACATGCGAAAGCTCTTTAGATACAGAATTTCATAAATGTGCTAAAGATTCTTTTACTGAAGAAAGAGAAAAATATTCTGAAAAAATAAAAGAATTAGAAATTACTCTTTCGGATCTTAAGTCTACGGAAAATGAAATCAAAACCAGAAAAACTGATCTTATTTCTAAGGGGGCAAAAATTGAAACAAGGATATCCTCTGTGATAAGAGACCTTAAAAAAATAGAAAACAAAGATAGCGATAAGCAGATACAAGCCCTAAAAAGAATCATAGAAAATATGGAGGGGGATAGAGAAAATCTATCTGATGAATCTTTTAAAACCGAAGAAAAAAATAATTGGCTAAGGTTATTGGACGATATATTAGGGGAAAGAGGGGTTAAACAAATGGCAGTAAAAACTATATTACCTTCTTTGAATTCGGAGATATTCGATCTTATGAGAGAAATGCATTTGGATTATCAAATTATCTTTGATGAGGAATTTAAAGCTTCTCTTTATCATATGGGTATTGAAATCCCTATACAGACTTTAAGTACTGGCGAAATGAAAAAAATAGATTTTGTTGTCCTAATTTCTATTATGAAATTAATGAAATTAAAATTCAGTTCTATAAATCTTCTTTTTCTTGATGAATTATTTAGTTCAGTAGATCCTGATGGTGTTCATTCTATCTTAAAAATACTTCAAAAAAGTTCTAGAGATATGGGTCTTAATATATTTGTTATAAACCATGCTCCTATGCCTCATGAAATATTCGATTGGAAATTAGAGGTTGCCAAAACAAACAATTTTTCTTCTATTCTTTTGGATAAATTCTAATTTTTATTTTTCTGATATATATGAAAAAGAATAGAATTGAGATCCAGACAAACCCCACAGACAAGTAAAGAATTAAGTTCGCGTCAAAAGCAAGATCAACTCGCAAAGGAAAATAGTAATGTCGTAGGTCTTAATAAAATTCCTATAAATCTATTCGAAGAAAATAGTAGCGGACAGGGATTATTAGGGACAGGAAAATTAAAAGAAAGACCAAATTTACCCATTCCTTTTACTGATAAAATAAATTCCAAAGGAAGATCAGTTTTAAAGGAGGTTGCTAATTTTTCTTATTTTCTTGTTAAATTCGACAGTCCAAATGGGGTGGGGATTGCTTCTTTGATTAAAAACTTTGTGGTAGTTAATACACTAAGCCCAATGACCACCGTGGATTTTTCTAGGATGTCTGGATATCAAATTACTGTTATTGTTTCTCTGACCCTTGAAATATACAATACTGGATCTTTTATCCATCCAACATATACAAATTCGTCGGGGGATCCTTTATCTATAAGATATGCTGAAACCCCTATACTCAAGCAGGTAACGCCAGGAAGAATAGACGATACCCCTATAGGATATCCTGATTTTGATAGTACCCCGGATGGAGTTATTGCTAAAAAAGGCCCAATTGCTTCTGCACCTTATACTAATTTTACAAGTGCAACCGGGCTAACTTCTTCTGTTACTATAGTACCAGGCGGAACAGTAGGATTTAAAGACACTAGTCCTTTCCTTCCTTTCAATGCTGGTCCTACCGGGTGGAATTGGAATTTTGGAGCAACTGCTTCACCGACAGGAAGTATTTTACAGAATCCAATAATTACATATGGCGTTACTGGAATATATTCTGTTACACTAACAGCTTCCAATTCTACTGGAGCTACAACTTTTACAAGAACTAACTTTATAAATGTAACTTTTTAAATTATGTCAGGATTTTTAGAAAAATATAATACGGATGATGTTTTCATAAGAAATTTAATAGTTGCCCTATTAAATTCTCTTAATGATAGACTTAAATATATTCAAGTTAATGACCAGCAAGAAATACTAGAGGTTTACGTACCTTTTTATTTTTCATTAACCGGGGATGAACCTTTTCTGCAGGATAGCTTTTTGGAATATATCAATTGTAAAACCGATGAAATACACGCAGAAGGAAATTACGATATAATTCCTAGGGGGGTTGTTACTTTTCAGGGTGTAGATTTAGATACTGGGGGGTTAACCAATAAATTTACAAGAATGAATTATACGGTCGAAGATAAAACTGGACAAATGAAAACTTTTTCGTCTTATACTAATTCTATTCCACTAAATGTTCCTATTAACGTAGCAATGAAAACCGATACTCTTATAGATGCTTTTAAGTTATTCCAGAGTGCAGTTACTATATTCTATAAGACTTTTACTTTTAGTTTTGAATATGATGGATTTAGAATCCCGGTTCAAGTTGGATTTCCGGAATCCTACGAGATAACAAAATCTACGGAATTTACTTTTCAGAGTAATCCTCCTTTTATAGATTTTAATTTTTCTTTAGCTTTAGAAACTTATTTTCCTGAAAAAGATCTTTCTACCGAAAGATTCAAAGGTAATCTTATGCAAAGTGGAATTAGAATGAATCTAAAAACAGGAGGAACCTCAGGACCTAACAATAGAGAATTACTTTAATTTTTTAGATATATAATAAAAAATTGCAATGGCTTTTAGAGTACAGATAAGAAGAGATACTAGTTTAAATTGGGGAACTAATGATCCCATTTTACTTGATGGAGAATTTGGATATGAAACCGATACGGGAAGATATAAAATAGGTAACGGTATAGATGTTTGGTCTGATTTAATCTATTCTCTGGTAGGAATTACAGGACCTACCGGGGGAACTGGAGCTACGGGAGCTACGGGAGCTACCGGATTAACCGGTTCTATAGGTATTACTGGCCCTACAGGATCTCAAGGAATCCAAGGACCTACTGGAGATACCGGGCATACTGGACCAACTGGATCTATTAATATACTTTCTGTACCTGGAGCGACTTCTTCTCCGGGAAATACAGGGGATTTTGCTTTTAGCGGATCTGACATGTATGTATATACTGGAATTTATTGGTACAAATTTACAGGAATTCCTTTTTAAATAATTGAAACTATTTTTTTTGTATCTTCTATAATATATAAAAAATTATGGCAGAAGAAATTAAAGTAAACGAAGAGTTATTTTCGGAAATCGAAAAATTAAAAAACGAATTGACCGAAAATGTTATTAAAATAGGAAGATTAAGAATTGAAATTTCATTATACGAGAAAGATTTGCATCTTATGAATCTACAATTGGAAAATCTTTGTGGGGATGCAGAAAAAATTAGATCTGTTGAAATGGAGCTTAAGAAAAAATTAGATACAGAATATGGTCCTTGTCAATACAATTTTGAAACCGGAACTGTAACAAAATTATAATCCAAAACTCCTTTTGTTCCGCTTCGGATATATAATAATAAATAGCGGACATGAATTTTTACCCACAGGATAAATTTCCAAAAAAAGGAACTCCAGTATATAACGGGAATGGAGAACAATATAACTTATCTGATCCAAGATATGCTTATCAAGACGGGCTTCAAAATACACAAAAAAATAAAGAAAGCTCCACCGATAATTTATATTCTACTATAGATTCAGCTTTAGCAAGAGGTCAACAAATAGGGTGTGAGGGATATCATCAGGTAACTGAAAATGGAAATTCTTATTATAAACCATGCTCTACCTCAAATGAGTATGATCTTAGAATAGAACAATTAGATAGCTCTCTTAATTTTACCTATATTGGAAACTATAGAGTTTTAACATGGGATACTCCTTTTGAAAGAGCTTCTTCTTATAATGGGTGGATAATAAACACTTTAAATAGTAACAATAATGGTCCAGCATTAGATTCAGAAGATATCTCTATAGAATTTAGGTATTCAGTTGATGGTAAAACTTTTTCCCTTTGGGAAAATGTAGGAACAGCTTTAAACGGAATAACTAATAATTTTTCTGAAATTTACCAAATCTCTTTGGACCCTAATAATAAATTCTACCCAGAATTTAGATTTACCTCGGTATTAAAAAATCCAGATGGTACTTTTATACAGATACCGGATTCACCTATGGATTCTAATATAGTTATAACCGATTTTCAATTAGATATAACTTATGCAGACCCTATTGAATCCCTTATAGTATATCCTTCGCCATTATGTTCGAATGAGATTTCAAAAAGACCTATAATATTTTCGGATTGTAAATTTACTTTTAGACCCTACAACGTAAATAAAGCAGTTAATCTTTATAACGATTTAAGTTATATGGTTAACAATATATTTGGATTTGATGTTAACTATTATTCCGTACAACCGCAGGCGAGGGGGAGAGACGTTTCTCTTAGAGAATATACTATATTCGATGTGGTTGACGAGAAATGTGTTAAAGTTATGGTTCCGGGGAATCAATTTCCTGATAATAAAATAAACTTTGACCCCTTTGGACTTCAATTTGAAGAACCCTTTGAAATCCACATAGATAAAAGGTATTTCGAACAAAATTTTGGTAACGGATCACAACCTAGAAAAAGAGATATAATCTATTTTCCTTTAACCAATAGAATATATGAGATAAATTCTATGTATTTATTTAGGGATTTTATGTATTCCCCTGTTTATTTTAAAATAGAATTAAAAAAATATCAGCCAAAAAGCAATACGTATTTCCAAGATCCTGCTTACAAAGAAGAATTGGAAGGAATATCCCTAACTACCGAATCCTTATTCGGAGAAGAAATATCTGCAGAAGAGAAAAAGATAGCAAAACCCCAACAATATGGAATTATAAATACTTTATCCCAAGATCCAGTAAGATCATACATATATAAAGATCTAGCAATTGTAGGATATGATTTAAATAATAACTGGACTATAGTCTTCAATCATTATTATGATTTATCCTCAGCTTTCAATTATGTTCCTGAATTTACCACTGAAGTGGGAAGCTATAGAAATGCTATAAGGTATAAGGAATTACCTAAATTATCCTCAGGGGAAGAATTATCATATACTTGCTGGTTCTCTATGAGGAATGTTTATAATGCACAAAGTCTTTCTAAAAATTCTTATCCGATAAGAAATTTATCTTTATCTTCGAGTACTTCTAGTACACTTACATTTTCTTCTTCGCCGAATAAGCATGGACTTTCTGCATGGACATCTTATTCTGACAATCCGGAAGGGTATGTTGCTATTTCGGGAGATGAGGCACATACTGGGGGATATAAAGTTCTTAGTGTTATAGACGATTATACTTTTACCATAGAAAATAAAAATGTTAATTTTTCTCAAGTTCCTATAATTTGGAAAATGCAAAAAGCACAAAGCAGAAATCTCCTTGATGGTTTATATGAAATTGAATCCGAGACATACGGGATAAGAATAGATATAGTCCATTCGGGTGTAGTAGATGATAAAGGTGTAAGCTTTTTAAATATAGGAAGTTTTATAATAAGAATAAATGATGAAGAATATAATTCAACCCTTCAATTTATTCCTACTTATTCTGAGTGGTACGGATTGGTATTTAATCTATCCAATAAATACAAACAGATATCTATAAATGGATGGGCTATATCTTTCAATCCAGAAGATACATTAGCCCAATCTTCTAATCTAACCTCGGTTCATGAAGATTTAAGAAGCTTTATTTCTGATTTTATATTTGATGCCCCTACTAACCTACAACCTAATTATTTAGCACATTCGAATACTTATTTTGAACTCGGAAGCACTGGAGGTATATCTATAGAGCCCCAGCTAAATTATCTTGCCGGACAATCTATTACAGTATACAAGACCGCTAGCAATTATCAGATTTCTAATATTACCTCCTATAATTCGGCAACGGGATCATTAGCTTTTGATTCTCCTAACACCATAGTTGGGTCTACCGGGTCTACCGGGTATAGCTGGATAGTAAATCTAACAGAAGATCCTTTCTACGGAACAGATAATAATACTTATAAGATATGGACAGGTCCAATTTATCTTAGCAATGTAAGATTATTTAAGAATATGATAGATATAGATGTACAGTCCACCGTATTAAATCAAAATATAGTTAGGGATGAGCAGAATTCACATATAATTGATAACTGTAAACCTCTTTTAGGACTTCCTAAATTTGCAAGAAATAGATAATATATGCCAAGAAGAAAACCGAAGCCAGAAAAAATTATAGAGGAAAGAATGAAAGAAAGTTTGGACTCTATTATAATGGAAGAATCTTTGGATAGTGTTATAGATTCTAATAGCCTAGATCTTCCAAGACTAAAGACCACTGATTTAATGAATTATAATGAAGAAAAATCCACAGCTTTTACCGAAGCTAACACTTTATTAAATTCATTAACAAATTTTTACGTAGACCCAGATAAAATGGGGGGAGCAGATCACCTCGAGCATAAAAAGAAAATGGATGCGGTAAATCTTTCTGCTATGATGTTCCAGTTAAAATCTGCTCAACACGCAATAACTAAAATATTAGAAGAAATAGAATTAGGAAATACACACCCGAGACTTTTTGAAGTTCTGGGTCAGCTTCAATCCCAAATCATGCAGATGCCTAAAGATTACCAGAATTATATGGAAAGAATGGAACAGGGATATAAAAGACTAAGAAATGAAATAGATCAAAAAAATCACAATAACGGAATATCAATGGAAAAATCTGGCGAAGGTGATCTTTATGTTCCCTCAGCTAGTTCAATTTCCGAAAACGGAACTATAAAAAGTAGGGGAACAAAAAATATGATGGAAGGGCTCAGAGAACTTTTAGGACCTGAAATTCAAGACGTAAAAGTTTTAGAAATCGACGAGGAAAAAATAAAACAAATGAATCCCGGAACCGTTGTTAATGCAAGATATAAAAAAATAATAGATGTCGATAGGATAGAATCGGATGATGTAAAAA